TAGAAATCTAGTGGTCAATGCGTCGTAGGGAAAACCCCTACTAGGCACAATTGTGCACTCTTCAGACAGACTCTCATAGTCCTCCTCGATCACTCGGGGAAGGGCTTGACGGTACTAAACTCCATAAATCTGAAGAAACAGATGTTACTGAGAATAAGATGTATAACAATTAGGTATACGTTGGAACTCAGGTTGGTCTTAAAATGGATTATCATATAAATGACAAAGCAATTTAATTTAAAGTCCCGTCCGACTAAAAACGGCAAAGAACCTCTTATTATTAAGAGCCGAAAAGAATCGACTCCTTCTTTAAAGATGGCTCGTGAACTTAGATTACGCACCTCTTTCGAAATGTCTAATATTAAGTACATCCGGATTTATACAGAACTTTTGTCTCAATTAAGAGATAAAAGTAATGTAGATATTTATATAACTAACGATAGGAAAGAGAACTTTACTATAGAAAATTGTATAAAATGTGTCTTCAAGACTTATGACGACCTGATAAAGCACCATGGACTAGAATATGGTAGTAAACTATGGAAGGAATTCCGTAATTATACTTTAAGGCAGTCAAGGGGGCAAAGCTTATCTAAGATAAGTTATGCTACTGCGACTGGCAAAGTAGATAGAGTAATTTCAAAATTTGATATTTTGAGACCTCTAATCTTTGCTTCAAAAGGTGGGTGCAGTAATGCATACCAAATTTTGAATTCCCTATTCTATTCTACACGCCTAGACACACGTCTACCTTGTAAAAAATACTCGATAGATTGTGTTACAGGTGAAACTTATCTTTCTTCCAATGCCTTAGAGATCTATGACAAATGGATAAAAGAAAAGTTTGAAAATGGTTCTTATCAACGCCCCAATATAGATGCTGTGAGAACAGCATCTAATCTTGGTGAATTGCCCATCGCGGTCGCGTCTCCGACAGGAGATAGTAACCTTGATAGCCTACAAGTTCAAGCATTGAGCTTAAGAGAATCTAAACTTTGGAATCCTTTTAAGAACTTAGCGGATCATTTAAATGATTCGTTATTAGTTTCATATCTAGACTCCTTAACTATTGAGTTAAAGAAACTAGGTAAAACCAAGATCGGTCCACTACGGAGAATAACACGAGTCTCTGATAGTGATATCAAAAACCGGATTATTGCCATAGTAGATACTTACTCTCAATTACTTGGGGGTAAGGTACAAAAGTTACTTTATTGGTCTCTAACAAGAAACCATATAAAGCATACCGATGTATTCGATCATTCCAAAGGAAAGTTTAGAATTGTCAAACCTGATTGCGAAACCATATTTACCAATCCTGGTGAACCTTACATTTTAAAATGTTTGGACGCCACAGACTGGACATGGCAGTTCCGTAAGGAACCGCAGCTATCGTATCTAGAGGCTTGTGTAGGGAAAGGAATTTCCGATCCCTTCAAACCTTTATTTATCGATTGCGTATGGTCTACAGATAAAGCTCTAACGGGTTATGAATCCGTTATTGCAGAATCTGGTCAAGCAATGGGTACTAAGTCAAGCTTTGTTCTCGCGACTGTTACAAGCATTAGTATCATAGAAGCTGCTTGTGAGGGGGTATTTGATGATTTCCTTTCACCTGAAGACCAAATGGCCCTCAAGGAGATTGGAAAATTCAAACAACCCTGCCACAAACAATTCTGTGAAACGGGGGATGACACACTAATATATGATTATTATAATCGTATAGAAGTAGCACTTACATTGTTTGGAGTTTCCTTCAATCAATGGAAGTCCGTATCTTCTACGGAATTCCCTTCTGGTAACATTACTCTTTTTACAGAGTACTTGTCCAGAACTGCTTTAAACTATCGCGATACAAGTAGGATTTCACTGCGCCTTTGCAGGTTAGCAGAGAAACATTACACTTATGCACCTCATCTTCTCTCTCATTTACATGAGAGATTAGATGGAGATTGTCTGAACATTAACTGGGATCAGATATGGTCCAAGGATGGAGAACCGATCTTAGATCGGTACGGAAGAAAATGGTCAGATAATTTAAAATTAATTTTAACTTTAGAAAATCCTACCAAACTTCCAAAAGAGTTTCTAGAAGATCATAATCTCCTAGCAACACTTGATGATGAATACATCGTCAAGTATCCTCTCTACAAATGTCTTCATCTCTTAGGTAATCTTACCAAAAAGATAGAAAAACATGTAGCCATCCTAGGTAAAAATTGGGATAACTTCTTCGAATTACGCTTAGCGCAAGTAGAAGATGAAATGCCTATTACCTCATCATCTGGTCAGTTATTAGTTCCCCAGGTTTACATGTGGAATGAAAAATTGAAGAAAGTATCAACATTAGTTAATAATTTAGTAAATTTTACATACACCATAATTGATTGTCCAAGCGAAGAGGAAATAATTCCTTTGCCTGAAGAATCTACGGTAAGCTACATGAAACGGACAATATTAATCAGAACTAGTATAGGTAATCTAACAAAGTTAGTTAAATCTATTAATCCTGAAGATAAGGAGAGCTTGAACCAAATCGAACAATTAATTGTCGATGAGGTTGATCTTATAGATGGTGAATATCCTAAATATAAAGATAGGACCCTTCACTATAAGAATATCTCTTCACTATGTATTAGAACCTATAACGATGAAATCGCTAAGGGTTTATACGAAAGTGATCCTGACTGTCCTCCAGATGGTCAAACTGAAGTCTAAGGAACGAGTGCGTCCATGAGGGTAAACCTATCGGAATACCCGTGGACTCCATCTTTAAAAACTAAAG